ATTATATAATATTACTATATAAAGTACAATACTTTTTTCAACTTTTTTTATATTTTTTTAGAGAGGATATCTGTCCGTGCTGTGTGTGGAGTAAAAAAATCAGGGAGAGTGGCGAACCGCTCTCCCCTTAAAGTGTTTGGGAATTTATGATGGAATTAATTATCAGGAATTAAAGGGTTTCGAGAGAAAGTCTAGAGATAAAGCTTTCGTAGGTTTGTTTAGTGACATAGACTTTTCTTCCGTTGGCGAAGTGAAGTTTGTAGATACTTTCTTGCGGTTCTTCACTTACAATGTTGCCATTTTCATCGTACAACTTTTTGGTGGGTTGAACTTTCTCTTCCGCGCCATCGAAGTCGGTGTCATTGACAATCAACTCGACTTCTTCACCTAAACGACTGAATCCTTTGATTTTTAACATAATTTTTACCTCCTTTATTATAATGGTTTATTATGTTTGGGTAAGTCTTTTGTTTTACAAGGCTCTTCCCTTTCCTTGCAACTATATTTTACTACTATGGTATATGCCTGTCAAGTGTTTTTTTTAACTTTTTTTATTTTTTTATTTTGGCTCACATTCAATAATAGTAATAGTGATATTGTGGGATACTTGATATCCCTTCTCCCAAATACTCCAACACATGTCTCTTTCAACATAGTGGTCTTCTTCGGTGTCATATGGTTGAAAGTCCACTCTTGCGCTCTCAATCTCTTCTAGCATGTGTTTTTGTGCTTCCTCGAAGTCTTTGTAAGCTCCTATGAACTCACATGAGTAGTCCCCGTCTTGTATGTACGTATAATGAACTAATAAGATATAGACAGTCATTGTGTGTCTCCTTTCTTGCCTAATCATTGTATCATATCACCATATAAAGTACAATACTTTTCTAAACTTTTTTTAATTTCCCTCTGCTTGCACGGTATAGCAGCAGGCGTGGATCTAATCTGTTACCGTGCTATTATTGCAGCAATAAAAAAATCCAGAACTTTTGATTCTGGATTATTTTTGATTACCAACCGAATGCTAGATATTCATATTCAGCGCGACTCTGGAATGTGTAGCCAACGACTTTAATCTTTTTCGAGTATTTGCACTTGTTAATGAAGTTTCTTTGCTTGGTCAGGTCATTGAACTTCAATGTGAACTTCTTCTTTGTGACTAAATCAACACAATACACTTCGTTCATATTACTTCCCCTTATAAACTAAATAAAGCCTTCCAGGAATGACGTAGAGTGCGTTACAGTTATCGCAGCATACATCGTCTTTCTTCCACTCTACGAGCTTCTTTTCCTCGTCTAATACGCCCCAGGGATTGTTTCCGAACCCTTCAATCTCCTTACCACACATACAGCATTTTTTCTTATCCATATTGATATATCTCCTTTGTAATAGTGTATCATATTACTATATAAAGTTCAATAGTTTATTTAACTTTTTTTATTTTTTTAAAATGGGGAAACGATGACCTCCTCAGAAGCGATGTCTGATCGAGCACGGACTAGGATCGATGCGAGGGTTGTTCTGTGCCGTGCTAAAAAGAAGCAATAAAAAAAGGGTTATTTCTAACCCTTAATCCAATATTTGTGCATCGTCTGATTTGTTGAATCCCATGTGTCTAATACCATTTTATTTTTGATGCAGACTACATGATGAGAACCTACATTGGCAACCACAACATCGCTTTCCTTGAAATAGCCTTTTCTGATTGTTTCATTTACACTCATCTTTAAGTTAGAGGAGCTGCGAGGTTCTTTCATCTCTATGAAGCCTTTTTCTTTTAAATACAGTGGATATAATTTCTGGTCGTTGATGATATATCCTTTCTTGATGCCGAACTCCGTCATGTCTCTAATTGTGTCCTCCCATGTCATATCTAGGGCAACTGATATCGCTCTTATAACGCAGTCTCCGCACTTCTTTTGCTTAGGATTTGCGTTGAATGGATACCAATTAGAACTTGGCATCTTAGCCCCTAATAACACTTTAATTTTTTGCATTTTTTTGATTTCCTTTCCACCTTGAATCATGCATCTTTCAAGGTTACTTCATCTTACCATATATTGTAGTAATATGCAATAGGAAATTAAAAAAAGTTAACAAATTTTTTTGATGTCTGATCAAGCACGGTAAGATGACTCATGAAAAAAAGCGGATTGCTCCGCTTTCTTTTTAATTGTAACGTTCTTCCTTAAATTCAAACATTACTGTTGTATAACCGTCTTTAAGTAATTTGTTTAATTCTTCATATAGAACGATTTCGATTTCGTCATTAAACCAAATACCGCATTGGTCTTTGTTAATTCCGTAATAGGCTCCTCCGCTGTGGCTAGCAGTACAAGTGAGTAGGGGTAAAGGGTGAATACAATTTTCCCATTCTTCGTTGTCCCACTTCTCTATAAATTTATTGTTTTTGTAGTAATCGTCACATACCAAGATTTGTTTTTTAGTGTGATTTACAATTAAGCAGTAAGTTAAATATCTAACCTTTTTAAGAGTGCATTTGGTTTTGTTTTTAGTGTTCCAAACAAAGTCACCAATAGCCTTTACAGTGTGCGCATCGCAGTTAATTTGATTGTAGTTGTCTTCTTCGTAGTAATCTCCTACCCAGCCTAATTTAGCCTTGTTATAGTACAAATCATTAACAACATTTGCGACCATAGGATTAAGCCACCAGCTATGCTCCATAAGCTTTAATCCTTGCCAATCTCCATCAACCGAATTGTCGAATACTTTTTTCTTTCCTCCTCTATTTAAGTAAGCGTAGTAATACTGTCCCATATGTTTTTTCCTCCTTTGGACAATATCATCTTATCATAAATGGTAGTAATATGCAATAGGAAATCAAGAAATTTTGTAAACTTTTTTTATGATGTTGGAACAGTCAAACCCTCAGATACGATTCGATCCTGCACGGCAGACGATGCAGCGGGAATTTGGATCTGTTACCGTGCTCGATGTGAAGCAATAAAAAAAGTCCAGGATATTTCACCTGGACAGTTGTTTAGTCGTGGCAGTCAATTACAGCGACAACACCTTCGAACTTCTTGTTGTCAATTTGATTTAATAATTCATTTAATCTCTTTGGATTAACTTCACCACAATTATAATCTTCATTCTTGATATAAATGCGAGATTTAGTAGCGACTGAATAAATCATGTTTCTTGGAAGCTTTTCGGTTAAATCTTTGATTTCCACAACGGAGAAATTTCCTTCAACAATTGTGGCATTGTCATTGCTCCAATTTCTTTCGCAGTGAATACCTTTATCAGCCTTTAAGATATCACACCAACGACCGCCAATTTGGAACCAATCACACCAATTCTTATACTTGGGTTTTGTTTCGCCACAATCGTAGCAAAAACGTTCGCCAAACGTTCTTTCAATCTCTTGTGTGCTCAAATCTTCAAGCTTGGCTCCTTTGATAATAAACAACGTAGTAAAGTGCATATGTGTTTTCCTCCTCTTATGCTAATAAGATTATAGCAAAAATAAAGTGGTAATACAATACTTTGCATAAAAAAAGTTAAAAAAATTTTTTGACTTCTTCTATGACGCTGCTTAGCACGGTGAATACAGAAGGCGCCACATTGATCTCAGATCCTGTCGCTTAGCACGGATTGGATACGTAAAAGAAAACGGTCAGGATTTTTCCCAACCGTTTGATTGCTTTTCAGTAGTGTCGAAGTAGCAGTCCCTTGCTTCTCCATATCCATCTTTGTGGATTACGATATCAATTGCTTCCTCTTCATTTTCGGCTTCCACTTCAAACTCATGAATAACCTTAACAATATATGTTTTCTTTTCCATGATTACTTCTCCCAAGGTGTATTAAGCCATTTAACCAAGTCCCTTGAATCTTCGAATTGAATGATGGGTCCTTGAAATTGATTTTTTATTCCCCATACATTGTATTTGTGGCCTGTTCTCTTTTCGTCTATGGAAATGGTAAACTGCACTTCCCCTGTTTCTATATCAGCAAAACGGAAATCGTCATATAAGGGACCAACGAAGGGGCAGTTGTTCTTAAACCATACATACCAATTATTCATATCGACCTTGCCACCTTCTTTGACCTTAGAGACAATCTTACCCATTTTGTAGGTACGATTTCTAAGGCTTTCATAGGAGCAAAACCAATCATACCAGCCAGCCTTAATTTGAGTGTTTTTGTCCCTCGATGTGAACTCGTTATTTTGGAAACGAGCAATCCATTCTTTAATAGAAGTTTCTCTCATGTGAACTTCCTCCTTTGACTAGTAATAGTATAAATTATTACCATATATATGTCAAGAGGTTTCGTTGATTTTGTTTAATTTTTTTTGATGAGGATTTCCTTCGCTGCGATGATGTCATCTTGCACGGCGGGGGATTTACGATGTGAAGGAATCGTAGCCGTGCACTAGCAGAAGCTAAATAAAAAACTGGGATCGAAGTCCCAGTCTTATCTGAAATAAATGAAGAGGGTTCTTGTTAATTTCTGTTTC